AATCTATATCCACCACTCTCGTACCATGCCCCATCTCCACCTTGTCCTAATTCGTTAATATTGTCTGGATGATTATGTTTAGGTAAATGTTTAATTTCTAATTTTACTTTTTCTTCTCCTCCTGTAGAACCCATTTCATTTATCATAAAAGTAGAATTTCTATTATTAAATGGATTTGCTCCAATTATAAATCTACCTCTTAAATCAGGAGTTCCTTGTGTGCCATTACATAAAGCCCATCCATCAGGTATCTTACTTATATTTCCACTCCACATAACAATTAAACCTCTAGGAAATTCAAAAGAATTTAAATTTCCACTATCATCAATTGATACAATTCTTCCATAACCAGGATTAGATTCTTTAAATGTAACTTGTTTATCTTTAAAAAATTCTTTATTTTTACAGGTATTTAAATTTGATTTATTTGAATTGATTATACAAAATATAATTAAAACAAATAATAAAATTAACAAATTATTTTTATACATTTATATTTATTAATAATAAAGAAATAAATATAAATGTATAAAAATACAGAAAGTATAAAAGAAAATTTTAATATAAAAAATGTTATAGATCCAACTGCTGCAATTAAAGATTTATTATGGATGATATTTATATTTTTAGTTAAAGTTTGTATTTTTGGTTATATAATTCACTTTTGTTATACATATACTGAATATAAATATGACGGAACAATTCCAGGGTTGAATGCTTTATATTTTTTTCTATTAGGGTCAGTTGTAATGTATGTAGTTAGTATGTTATATTTTATGTACAGATGTTATAATACCGGTGTAAGTTTTTCAGATATGGATTTTAAAGGCTATGCTTTATCTTCTTTAGTTGGACCTAGTTTAATTTTTTCATATATAATATTTGTTACAATTGCAAGAGCTATAAAAGTTACCCCACTTATAGGAGCAATTTTATGGGCATTTACAAACATATCATTCCTTGTAATTTTAAGTGCAGGTTTTGCTTTTAGTACTTCTTTTGAAGTTGTATATCAATTAACAAAATGTAGTAAAAAATAAATAATATTATTAATCAACTAATTCTATAAATTTATTATTATATATTTCTGATGAATTATAAAATAAATTATAAATGTTATTCAACTTGATATTATTTTTATTATCATTTACAATTAAATTATAAAGAATTTCTTTTATTTCAATATTTTTAAAAGGTTGATTTGAAATTTTTGTGTCATTAATTAACTTATTTTTATTTAATATATCAACTAATTTATTTTTAAATACAACTTTAGTATCATTTTGTTGAAGTTTTAGAAATATAGGTTTTGTTTTAAAAACTTTATATTGTTCAAAACTTCCTGAAATTGTAATTTTATAATGAATATTATTTTGTTTTGAATTTTCTATCATGTCTGTTAATTTTTTTAATATATTGTCATCATTTAATTGTTCATTTAAAGTTGAATTTATATCCAAATCTTCAATATCATAATATAAAATTTGTTTTTTTGGCAATTTTAAATCAATTTCTTCTATATGAATACTTGTATCAATTTTTACTAAACTTATTGTTTTATCACAACTTTCACCAAATGCATGTTGCATACTAGACCCTGTATAATATAAATTATTTTGAACTCTTTGTTTGTCATGAATATGACCACTAATTAAAAAAGGATAATTTTCTTCCCATTTTTCAACATTTTCTGTAAGTATTGCTCCCATTTTAACACCATCTAATAATTGATGTCCCAAAATACAATCTGATTGTTTCCAATCAAAATTTGAAATTGTATCTAATGCCTCTACAAAACGACCATCAGGAACATATGGAGCCATTATTATATTTATATTGTTATGATTACATAATGTTACCTTATCTATAATATGAATATTTTCTTTATTTTTAAAACAATTCATCCAGTGATTATCTGATAGAAATTGAGAATTATTTATATAATCGTGATTTCCAACCAAAACATATAATGGTTTAAGTTTACTTAATTGTTCAAATAATTCATTTGCTATATTAAAAGGAATTGTATGTAATCTTTCATGTGTATGAAGGATATCTCCCATTAATATAATCAAATCAATATTTTCACTATGTTTTTCAATATATTCAAGTAATTTTTTTATAAATATTCGAATATCTACTGTATTTGATGTTTGTATATGAATATCTCCAATACAAAGAATATTTAAACTCATTTTAACCTTTATTTGTAAAGGTTACAATTTATTAAATTATTTTCTTTAAATAGTTTAATAAAAATAAATATACAGTTTTTTTAATCAATTTTTAAATATTTTTAAACATAATTTCTAACAATTGAATATAACATTTTAATTGGTAAATTTTCTAAAGTTTCCAAGACTTTATCTAAATTTATCTTGTTATTATCTCTATTTTCGTTATGCCATTGATGACACATTTGCATTACCATAAATTCACACTTTGGAACAAAAACATATTGTTTATGAATGTAACGTCTCATATATAAATGAAATAACTTTTTACCAACATCTAAAATTGCTAATTCTGATGAAATTAAATAATGTTCTTGGTCTTTATACAAGTCTAGAAATTGTCGTGATAATTCATTATCTTTTCTTACTTCTAAATATCTATATAATAAATCTGGTTGATTTCCTCTTAATTCTTTTGCTTTAATATAGTTGTGATTGTAAATTTTCATTTGAGTTTGATTTGGAAAATAAATAATAACACCAGGATGTTCTAAATGATTTAACTTTCTAACATATTCAATTAAATCAAATACAGTATTAAAAGATAAACTCGGAAGACTTGGAAGATTACTTGTGTTACCTTCAACTAATAAATTAGTTTTATTATCAAATTCACCAATATGAAAACAAGAAGGTGTTTCTTCGCTTCTTTTACAAATAATACTTGTTAAATCATCATGAACAATTAAAAATACATATGTTTTACTAGTATCTAATTGAAAACAAAAATTATTAAATATATCTAATACATCATCAGAAGTAGTTGTTAAATTAACAAGAGGGTCAGATAAAGAATTTACAAACATTTCACCAAATGTCTTGCATTCTGAATTTCCCCATTTACTATCAAAAGCATTTAATTTTTTATGAGTAGATAGATACCACTTATGTTTCCAAAAAAACATTCTAACAACTGTTCCTTCATACATTTTATAAATTTTTGATTGATTAAATGAACGAATATTATCAAGAATTTTTTTATTATTTTCAAGTAATTCTGATACATTATCGCCATCTACTGTATATTCATCAATATACCCAAATGACTTGGAAACAATTTTATCATCATTTTTTACCACTCCTCTCGAATCCTTGATATATGGTAAACTATCATTTGTACATTTGTTATAATGATATAATTGTAAATTATTCTTGTAATCTTCATCTACAAGATAAACATTTTCAACACTTTGTTCTAAACTCATTTTGTATTTATGTAATTAAAATTGGAAAAGGTAAATATTTTATATATAAACTCTCTTTAAGTTGATTTAATTATTATATAGTAATTTAACTTTATTTTGATTCTTAGTTTTTATTTTAAATATTTTAAAATATTTAGAATAAACGTTTTTATGATTTTTTAATTTAATGTATATATTTTACATATTATATTTATATATTGTTTATAATTCATTATCTTCTTCATCACTTTCTTCTTCTTCCTCTTCTTCATCACTTTCTTCATTATTTTTTACTTGTTGTTGAACAGAAGGTTGTGATTGAGGTTGTGATTGTAATTGTGATTGAGGTTGTTTTTTAATATTATTTACAGGATGTAATAAACGTTGCTGACCTAATTGAACAGTTGCAACATCAGCTTCATAAATCTTGCACTGGATTGTAATTGCAGTACCACCTACAAAGATATTATCAACCTTGACAGCAGGTGTAATATAACAAAACTTTTTATTATTTTTATCAGCTAAAAATTCAAGAGGGCTAACTTCAACAGGATTTCCATTTTCATCAACTTCATCTTCAAGATAAAAGACAGTTGCAATTTGATGAGGTTTAACATTACCATTTTTATCTTTGGTTTCTTTGTATTCCATTAACTTTGGAGTAAAGATAGGACCAACACCAGAAACTCTATTTCCATCTTCATCTTCCTTCCAATAGAGGAGTTTATCCAACTTTTTCAAATCAGACATTTCCATCTTTGGTTTCTTTAATTCTTTCTTAACTGACATTATCTTATCTTTGCATTTTTGAATTAATTTTTCTAAAAGTTCTGTTGCTTTTAATTCACTTTCAGAAACACCATCTTTACTCCACATACAAAGAGAAACACTATGACCAGTTAATTTTTCATTATCATCCTTATTTGCACTTACACCAAAACTAAACATTTTAGGAAACTTTAAAATAAGGTCACCAACAGAACCAGTTGGTTTACCATCAGCACCTTGATTCTTGGTGTAAATATTAATTCTATGAAAATTAATAGGTTTATCGCCAGGAATGCTGTATGCATCAGGTTCACCAAAAAAGACGTTATCTACATTATAAGTTTCAACTTCATGTAATTGATTTTGTTTAGAAATTTTTTTAGACATTTGTGAGCTCATTTTTTTTGTTAATTAGTTTGTTAAGACGTTAATTAATTTGTTTTTATATTAAGAAATAGTCTTTAAATCAGTTATTTAAAGTGTATTATGATTATTATTTGTTTGTTGATTAAATTAATATCTTGTTTAAAAAAAAATCAGTTTTTTTAGTAGACATTTTTTTAATTTTAAAATTAAAAATAAAAAATATTCATTAATAAAAAAATATTTTTTTTCTAATGTATAAATAAATATATTTAGAACAATTAAAATGTCTTATTCTGTTACTTCTAGAGATAGTACATCACTCGTAGACGCCTCCTCAAATTTTGACTATGCTCCTCTTGGTTCAGCATATAGAGTTTCTAAAGAACAAGTAGTTTATGCCAGTGGTATGACTCCTACTGTCATGTCTACTCTTGCCTTAAGATTCCCTCAAGGTTTAGAAAAAGATACTTGGGATATTACCAAACCTTATCGTAATGTTGATAATACTTATCCTGCTACAATTGATATGATGGCTCCTGTCAATCTTACAGGTGAAAACAACCCTGTAGGTTATCCTACTCTTGCTTCTGCCTATAAAATGTAATTGAATCTATTTTAAATTTTAAGATTCTACTTTTCTACTTTTTAATTTTTTTTATTTTTTAATTTTAAATTTTAAAAATTAAAATTTAAAATTAAATTTCATTTTAAATAAATAATTGAAAATGCAAAATTTTTACAACTATAATAAT